GTCGTATCTATCCTAAAAAGATTATGGAAGGTGCGGTCGACAAATATGTTAATGAGCAAGTCAAGACAGGTCGTGCTGTTGGTGAGCTCAATCATCCAGATGGTCCTACGATCAATCTGGACAAAGTTTCACATCGTATTACTGCCCTCGAATGGGACGGCAATAATGTGGTAGGAAAAGCACAAATTCTAAACACTCCTATGGGAAAAGTCGTTCAAGGCTTACTCGAAGGTGGAGTTAGAGTTGGTGTATCTAGTCGTGGTATGGGTACTCTTGAGCAAAGAGACGGTGTTAATTACGTGAAGGATGACTTCATGCTTAACACAGTTGATATCGTTCAGGATCCATCAGCACCTGATGCTTTCGTTAATGGAATTATGGAAGGTGTAGAATGGGTTTGGAATAATGGTATCTTAGTCGCTGAAGAGATTGAGGCTTACGAGACTGAAATCAAGAAAGCAACACCTGCAGTTCAACCTGAGTTGCAGATGAAGATTTTCAAAGATTTTCTCTCTAAACTATAATTTGTAAGGAGCATCTAATGTCTGAAAACATTGATAACCAAGACATTGAGGCTATTGAGGAAGCACAGGAGCAATCTCTCCCAACGGATGAGAAGGCTTCAGTTGATTCAGTTGATAAAGCCTCGGACGTCACTAAAAAAGCACCTGCTCGTAAAGGAGATAAAACAGGTACTAAGGACGAGCCAGCCCCACAGGGTAATGTCAAATCTAAAGACGATGGTGTTGCAGAATCATTCGAGGATGATTTAAACGCACTAGTCGAATCGGAAGCTACACTATCAGAAGGTTTCCGTGAGAAAGCTGCTACAATTTTTGAAGCTGCTCTTAACAGCAAAGTTGCTGCTAAGGTAAATGAGCTTGAAGAATCGTATGAAGAGCGTCTTGCAGAGGAAACTGATACTTTCAAAGCTGAATTAGTTGAGAAAGTTGATGGTTACTTAAACTACGTCGTTGAGTCGTGGATGGATGAGAATAGGGTCGCTATTGAAAGTGGTCTTAGAACTGAAATCGCAGAAGGCTTCATGACTGCTCTTAAAGATGTGTTCGTTGAGAACTACATCGAAGTTCCTGAATCTAAGATTGATTTAGTAGATTCATTAGCTGAGCAAGTCGATGAGTTGGAAGGTAAACTTAACGGTACTATTCAAGATAACATTGATCTAGCAGAGCAATTAGCAGCTGCTAAGAAAGATGCTATTGTTGAAGCTGCATCGAAAGATCTAACTGTTGCGCAAGCAGAGAAGTTAGCAACACTAGCTGAGTCAGTAGACTTTGATAGCGTTGAGACTTTCACTAATAAGATTAATACTATTAAAGAATCTTATTTCCCAGCTGAGAAAGTAGTAGTTACAGAAGAGGCTGAAGAGTCTAACGACGGCGACGATACTATCGAAACCTCACCTTTAATGGCATCATATATGAATGCTATTAAGTTAACATCTAATAATTAATCCAAAGGAGTAAATAAAATGTTTGGATCTGATAAAATTATGGAGAAGTGGGCACCAGTAATGGAGCACGCTGATCTTCCTGAAATTCAGGACAAGTACAAGAAGTCGGTAACGGCTGTTGTTCTTGAAAACCAAGAAAGAGCACTAGCTGAAGAGCGCGGTCATTCTTCATTCCAATTGAATGAGGTTGCTGCTAACGCTACTACTGGTGGTACTGGTAACATGGCAAATTGGGATCCTATCCTAATTTCATTAGTTCGTAGAGCTATGCCTAACCTTATCGCTTATGATATTGCTGGTGTACAACCAATGACTGGTCCTACTGGTCTTATTTTTGCAATGAAGTCTAAGTACTCAACTCAAGGTGGTACTGAAGCTCTATTCAACGAAGCTGATACAGACTTCTCAGGTGCTGGTACTCATGGTGGTGATTCTTCATCTCTAGGTTCAGTTGGTACTGACGCTAACTCGGATGATGTTGAAGATTCATTCGGCGCTGGTACTGGTATGGCTACAGCTGATGCTGAAGCTCTAGGCACTTCAGGTGGTGGTTCATTCGGTGAGATGGCATTCTCAATCGAAAAGACTTCTGTTACTGCTAAGTCAAGAGCTCTTAAAGCTGAGTACACAATGGAATTAGCACAAGACTTGAAAGCTATCCATGGTCTTGACGCTGAAGGTGAGCTTGCTAATATCCTTTCTGCTGAAATCCTTGCTGAGATCAACAGAGAAGTAATCAGAACTATCAACGTTAAAGCTAAGCTTGGTGGTCAATTCGCTAATAACACTACTGGTGGTATTTTCGATCTTGATACTGATGCTGATGGTCGTTGGTCTGCTGAGAAATTCAAGGGTCTTGTAGTACAGCTTGAAAGAGAAGCAAACGTTATCGCTAAAGAAACTCGTAGAGGAAAGGGTAACTTCATCGTATGTTCATCTGACGTAGCAACTGCTCTTGCTGCTTCTGGTATGCTTGATTACGCTCCTGCGTTATCAACTAACTTGAACATTGATGATACTGGTAACACTTTCGCTGGTGTTCTTAATGGTCGTATGAAGGTCTATATTGATCCTTATGCATCACAAGACTACATCACTGTTGGTTACCGTGGTTCTAACCCTTATGATGCAGGTTTATTCTACTGCCCATACGTTCCATTAACTATGGTTCGTGCGGTTGGTGAGAACGATTTCCAACCTCGTATCGGGTTCAAGACTCGTTACGGTATGGTTGCTAACCCATTTGCGGGTGGTGCAGGTTCTTCAGAGCTTGGTACAAATCGTGCTAACCAGTACTTCAGAATCTTCGAAGTGCGTAACATCATGAAGGTATAATTAGTTAATCTAATTAACTTCAATAAAG